GCTTTAAGAAGAAATATGGCGGCTTCAGTAGCGGCTCAATTAGAGAAGAACTTATTATCTTCTGCTGATAATTCAGACGGAGGACCTCAGTCAATCTTAGCTGACGCGGCTGATGGTGGTGCTACTTTAGACGCAGCGGCTATTTTAGCAATGGAATCGACTGTATTAGGTAACAATGTACCTTTGTTAGGTGGTCGCTTTGCTTACCTTTGTAATGCTGACGCTTTAGCAATAATTAAAACTTTAGTTCAAGCGTCTGGAGTTGAAGCTATATATGACAATAGAGATAAGACTATAAATTCTTATTTCTCATTTGTATCTTCAAATGTTGGTTTCAAATCGTCTAGTAACTTTGACAATGTATTGTTTGGAGATTTCTCAAGAGTACATATTGCTCAGTTCGGAGGTTTAGATTTATTATTCGACCCATACACATCAGCGGCTTCTGGTGTTGGAAGAATGATTGCTACTAGTTTAGTGGACGGAAATGCTGTTGATAATGGAACTGCATTTGTAGAGATTCAAACTACTTCGTAATTTATTTATTTAATCGGAAGAGGGTTTCGGCTCTCTTCCTTTTTATTTTTTTAATATGATAACAAGTTCAGACTTAGGATTAAACATAACTACTGGTTACGGAAAACTATTTTTAAAAACAGCTCCTTCAACAACTCCAGTATCTTTAGCTGAAGCTAAGACACATTTAAGAGTTACTGGAACTGATGACGATACTTATATTACAACGTTAATAGACGTTGCAACTCAGACTGCTGAAGAGTTTTTGAATCTAAAGTTAATGTCTCAAACTTGGGTTTTATATTTAGATGAGTTTCCAGATTATTTTGATTTGTTGATCGGTACGTTAAAAACTGCTGATATTGGAGGGATTAAATATTATAATGATAGTAATGTCCTTACAACTTTAGCTACTTCTAATTATTTTATTGACGAATTTCATAGACCAGCTAGAGTTTATTTTGCTGATGACGCCACTATTCCAGACACTTTTGACAGACCAAACGCGGTTGCTGTTGAGTTTACTTTGGGATATTCAACTGCGTCAAATGTACCAGCTCCAATAAGACAAGCTATTCTTTTGATGATTGGAACTTATTATGAAATAAGACAGAACGTAGTTACTGGAACAATAGTTTCAGAAATACCTAAGACATCTGAATTTTTATTAAGACAATATAGAATCCAACAATAATGAATATTGGTAAGCTTGACAGATATGTTAATATAATTCAAGGAACGTTTTCTCAAAATGGTTATGGAGAAAATATAAGAAGTACCTCGACACTAGCTTCGGTTTGGGCTAGATTTGATTTTTTAAAAGGAACTGCTGATTTTGAAGCTGACACTTTTATTGGAACAGCAAAGGCTCGAGTTACAATACGTTATCGTTCTGACTTGCAAATTTCCCCAAAACATTATATTTCTTATAACAGTAAAGAATGGTTTATTCGTTCAATTCAAGAGATAGGAAGGGGTGCTGGATTAATGTTAGAAGTAGAAGAAAAAACAACTGATTAAGATATGGCTTTCGTAGAAATAAAAGTGGACAAAACTGAGTTAAATCAGATTGCAAAAGATATTGAAAAACTATTGCCCCCTAAAAGAGGGACTAAAACAATAGTTCGACAAGCTATGAGAAAAGCAATGAAACCACTTTTAAAACAATTAAAAACATATTACAAAGAACACAAAGATTCTGGAGACTTATACAAATCTTTAGGTTTGTTTAATGGTAAAGGAAGAAGAGATAGTTTTCCTTCGGTCTTTGCTGGTCCCAGAAAAAAAGCAACTGGTAAAGGAGACAAACTTCCAACTGGATATATGTATTATATAGAGTATGGAGGAGTAAATAAATCTCCAGAAAGATATTTGGACAAATCAAGAAAAGCTACTGCTCAACAAGTTTATGGAAGTATTTTGACTAGTTTGAGAAAAATAATTGACAGAAGGTTTAAGAAAAAAGGTTTATCATAATGGCTGTAAACGGAGTAGGGAAAGCAATATATAATATTTTAAGTAATGATTCAAGTATTACTGACGTTGTAGGAACTAGAATTTTTCCTCAAAAGATTGAGTTTAATTCTACAATTCCAGCAATAACTTATTTTATTACTAGTACAACTCCAACAAATACAAAGAACGGAGTTTCAAGTTATGATTATACTGATATACAAATTACAGCTTTTGGATCAACTTATGACGAAGCTTCTAATTTAGCTAGATTGATAAGAATAGCTTTGGACTATGTAAGTGGAACTTATGCTGGAATAGTAGTAGATAAAATATTTTTCCAAGACGCTAACGATATTTATGACGATAATTTTGGAGAAAAGGGAATTCATTATGTGGCTATGGATTTTCAATTTAATATAAAACGATAAAACTATGCACAAATTAACAATGAAAAAAGACGTTACTTTTAGAGATATTGAATATCTTAAAGGAGAAACATACGAAGTGTCTGGAAAGATAAGAAGAGTATTCTTAAAATTAGACGCAATAGAAACAAAGAAAACAACGAAAAAGAAATCAAAGTCCGTAAGAGACTTAGATACTAGTATTTAATTTAAAATTTTAAAACAATGGCAATATTCAATGGTTCGGACTTGATATTACAAATCAGTCCTAGTGATGGAGCGACACCGGCAAAAACTATGCACTCGCAATCCGTTACTTTAGACGTGTCAATGGACACAATAGACATAACAACAAAAGATTCATCTGGAAGACAAGAGCTTCTGACTGGTTTAACTTCATTCTCTTTAAGCTCAGACGGCTTAATGGACTTCAATCCAACAACTGCGGCTAATACTGAGTTTGATGAATTATTTGTTCAAGCTTATACTAACAGAACGAAAGTAACTTTTGTTTTTACTTTAGCTTCTACGGCTTCTGGCGATTATACATTTTCTGGAAGTGGGGCTATTACAGCTCTTTCAATTTCTGGTGGTGTTGAAGACGCTCCTACTTATTCAGTAAGTATTCAAGGAAGCGGAGCTTTAACTAAGAATGATATTTAATAACATTTCGTTGGTGGGGTTGGTCTTCGGACCGCTCCACTAATGAACTTAAAACTAACGAAATTATGTACGAGGTAGTAATACTTAATAAAAAAGATTATCCAATTAGATTTGGAATGAACGCTCTTAGAATTTATTGTAAACAAACGAATAAGAGCATAAATGATTTAGAAAAACTAGGAGCTAATATGAGTTTAGATGACGCTTGCAATCTTATATTAGCTGGATTAAGAGACGGAGCTAGAGTGGCTGGAAAAGGTTTTAGTTTAAATGTTGAAGATATTGCTGACATTTTAGACGAAGACTTTGACGCTTTGCAAAAATGTTTAAAAGTATTTAGTGAACAATTTAACGCTAAATTTAATTCTGAGGGAAACGTAAAGAGGGAGAAAAAAACTCCCAAGAAAAACAAATAGACTGGGACGATTTAGAAGCTTTGGCTTATGGGTGTGGTATTTTTCCAAAAGAATTTTGGGACTTAACATTCCACGAATTCTTTTTATTGCAAAGAGGACGAAACGAAGTTTTTGAAATGGAGCAAAGGTTTGAATGGGAAAGGACAAGATGGCTTTGTGCTGTATTATTGCAGCCGCATAGAAAGAAGGGAACGTCTATAAAACCTTATGACATTATAAAGTTTGACTGGGAAAAAAAGGAAGAAAAAGTTAATTTAGAAGAAAGAAAATTGAAGGGAGAATATGCTAAAAAGAAATACGAAGCAATAGAAAAAAACAAAAAAAAGAAAAATGGCTGAAAAAAGACTTTCGGTAGGTTTATTTTTAAACGATAAACAATTTCAAACTGGTTTAAAAAAAGCAACTCGAGGACTTAAAAAATTTGGTTCTGGAATGCAAAAAGTGGGTCGATCAATGACCGCTAATATAACTGCACCTCTAGGATTAGCCGCTGGAGCTTCGGTCAAAATGGCTGTTGATTTTCAAACTTCTTTAACTAAAATTCAAACTTTAGTTGGTGCTACTGCTGGAGAAATTCAAGGTTATGAAAAAGCAATTAAAAGCATTTCTTCGACTACTGCAACTGGTCAGAAAGAATTAGCTGACGGATTATTCTTTATAACTTCAGCTGGTTTAGAAGGACAACAAGCCTTAGACGCTTTAGAAGTTTCAGCAAAAGGAGCCGCTATGGGTATGGGAGAAATGGAAGATATTGCTGGTGCTGTCACTTCAATAATGGCTGGATATGCTGATTCTAACATGACTGCTGGTCAGGCTGGGGACTTATTACACGAAACATTAAAACAAGGAAAATTTGAAGCTTCAGAATTCATGGGTTCTATTGGTCAAGTCATTCCAACAGCGGTTGCGGCTGGTGTCAGTTTTGAAGAACTAGGGGCCGCTACTGCAACTCTTTCAAAGTTAAGTGGAGACGCTAGAGGTTCTTTGACTGCTGTAAATTCTGTAATGATGAGTTTATTAACTCCCGGCCAACAGCAAAAAGATATTTTAGAAGAAATCGGAATGTCTTATGACGATTTGCAATCAATGTTGGGAGATTCTTTAATGGGAACTTTACAACACTTATTCACGGAACTAGACGGAAATAATGAAATGCTTGTTAAAGTATTCGGATCTAGTAGAGCTGTAAAAGCCGCATTCGGTACAATGGGTGCTCAAGCTGAAACTTATGCTAATGTATTGGAAGGAATGCAAAAAAGTCAAGGCAATGTCAATAAAGGTTTTCAACAAGTTTCTCAAACTGCTGGTTTTCAATTAACTCAAGCATTTACAGACGTTAAAAATGCTGGTATTGAAATTGGAGCAATGTTAATTCCAGTAGTTTTAAAATTAGTAGCTGGTATTAGAAATCTAGTTGATGTTTTTACTAGTTTAACTCCTCAAGCTCAACAAATTGCTGTTGTTATGGGAATAATTGTTGGAGCTATGGGACCGCTAGTTGCTATTATTGGAGGTATAGTTACAGCTTTCATGTCTATAAGTTTGACAGTAGCTGGTGTTATTGCTGGGGTTTTAGGTTTAGTCGCGGCTTTTGTTTATTTGAGAGAAAATTGGGAAGCTGTTAAAGAGCGTTTGGGAGACTGGTCTTTTATAAAAAACGCTATTATTTCAACTTTTCAGACTTTTATTAAATTTAATTTATTCAGTATGATAATTGACGGAATGAATAAATTAAGAGAATTTTTAGGCAAAGACCCACTTCCAAATCCATTTGACAAAGTGGTTGAAGGTTTAGAAGATTTAAAAGAAGAAACTAACGAATATAAACACGAATTCGGAAGTTTCACAGACGCTGTTAAAGGTCAAGCTAAAGAAGCCGCTGACGCTTTAGGTTTGTTAGGTAAATCAATGGGCGTAGGGGGAACAAGTGTCGCACCTTCAGATGATTCGCAAACTGAAACTACAACACAGACTGGTCCAACTATAAATCCAACTCCAATAGTTTCTGGAAATAAAGAAATACAAGAATCTAATAAAGTTACTGAAGAAACTTTTAATAAATTAAAAATGACAGCTGGGAACGCCTTTAGCTCTATGGCCGCTGATTCTGAGGCGTCTTTAGCTGATATGTTAAAAATGCAGGCGAATGCTGTTAGACAACAAATTCAAATGTATTTAGCTGAAGCAGTTGCTGGTCAAATAGCAAAAATTGTTGCTACGGTTCCTTTTCCATTTAATATTGCAATAGCGGCTGGGGCTGGTTCTTTAATGGGTAGTTTGTTTAATAAATTAATTCCTCCATTTGCTGAAGGTGGTTTAGTGTCTGGAGCTACTTTAGGAATTGTTGGAGAAGGTCGAGGAACATCAATGGTAAATCCAGAAGTTATTGCACCGCTAGACAAACTTAAAGGAATGTTAAATCAAGGTGGATCAACTGAAGTATTTGGAAGAATAAGTGGTGCCGATATATTGCTTTCAAGTGATAGAGCAAGAGGAAATAGACAACGAACAAGAGGAAAATAATGTCATATTTTATAAAAACACAATCTGAATTTCAAAACGAACTTGGTAAATATTACAGAATAGTTATTTACGATGATGATATTACTCAAGATTTCGCTAATGTTTTTAAGTCCAGTAAAAGAGGGTTTGACCTCACTTATGAAACGGACGACCGCACAAGATTTACAGGTTTAATTCCGAGTAATGTAAAGTTCGATATTGTGTCAGATATATTACACGAAAATATTATTGAAGAAATTAAAAACGCTGAATATGGAAGATTTTTAGTAAGGATTGACCAATCAGATGACGGGGTTTCTTATAGTCGCTATTGGGCTGGGAATATACTTTCAGACGTTTCATCAACTCCAAACTTAGCAAAAGAACAGCACCCAATTGCTACATTTACAGCAACTGACGGACTAGCTGAGTTAGTAGATGTTAAACTTGATGACAATACAACTTACGCTTCTTTAAATACTTTAACTCCTTTTGTTGATTATATTATTTCTAGTTTAAAAAATGATTTAGATAGTTCTAGATTCTGGGATAGTAGCGGAACAGCTCATAGATTTTTAAGAACTATGGTAAACTGGTACACTTCAAATATGCCAGGCCCAGCTAATAATAGAGACCCTTTAAGACAATCTGGTTGTATTTTTAGAGCCTTTAAAAAAGAAGAAAACGGAGAAGAAGTTACTATCAGCTCTTATGAAGCTTTAGACAGAATATGTAAAGCTTGGGGGGCTAGGTTATTTCTTTCAGAAGGAAAATGGAACTTTATTCAAAATAACTCATATACTCAAATGGCTTCTGGTGGCGGTCAATTTAGAAGAGATTATTTAAAAACTGACAACACTATTGACGGCTCAGGGGCTGTGGATTTTACTTATTCAGTCAGCAACGTTTTGACAGGCGGGACTTTTGATTCTCTTCCTCCAGTTCAAAGAGTAGATGTTCCTTATAACTTTTTACACCAGTTAGATTTTATTTCAATTCCTTACGTTCTTTGGAATACTTGGGTCAAAGGAGAAGTTCCCGACTGGGGTTCTCCAAGTGCTACAATGCACAGAACAGCGGCAACTGAGTTAGATAGGGAAATTGGTCCAGTTTCAGCACAAACTAACGCTAGGATTGAATGGAATTTAAAATTCAGACCAAAATGGTTTGGAAACGCAAATTCCGACCCAAATGAAAACTGGAGTCCTCCTTCAGGATATGTTTATCTTAAGACTTTAGTTAATTCTTATTTGAAAATAATAGGAGATTCTGGGAAACATTATTATTTAGGAATTTCTGGCTCAGCTTCATCATTAACTTATTCTGGTAGCACTTCAGTTGGTCAATATGAATGGATTGAGTCTGGAACAACTGCTAGTCCTTCAGTACCGATTCAAATTCATGCAAATACAAAAGAAATTTGTGTTGGTAAATTTCTTGATTATAGAGACTGGGACAAGTTTCCGTCTGGAGATAACGTGACTGTAATTAGCGGTCACTCTTCTTCGGGGTTTGGAGGTTCTGGAGGCTCGGCTTTAGCGGCTATTCCAGAAGACGGAATACTTCATTTTGTTTCTTATTGTATGTTTTTTTGGGCTTCAATGAGTTTTAGCAACTTTAATCTTCAAGCTGTTAGCGGTGTCATGGAGCCAAGTGGAACTTCTTCAGCGAGTACTCCAACTGGAATAGACGGACTGGCTTGTGGTCTTCCAATTATAAACGACCAAAGTCAATTCTTAAGATATGTAGTGGACGGCGAGGGAACTAGTATTAATGTATTTACTGCAACTCAAGGAGTTAGCGTTTCAAATACTATTTTAGAAACTG